ACCGCTGAATATCCGACCGACACCAAGGAAAGCACGGTCGAATCCATCTGCAAGCAAAATCCCTTCGTCGGGATAATTTTCCTCGATCCATTCACGCACGTTCATTCCGCCCCCCAGTTATGCTCGCGGGCATAATCAATCGACGAGCGGTTGCACTTCCAGGCACTAGCAATCTGGCGGGTGGTGTAGCCCTGCTCGTACTGGATGCGCCATAGCCCCCAGCGTTTCAGGACCATCTGCCTTGTCCTGTTTCCGCCGCCGCTTTTCATCTTTCCCTTCCTGATCTTCGGCTTGGCGATCTTGAGCGACTCAGGAACCACAAGCTCCCGCTCGTCGCGAATCCCAGCCACGACCCGCGCCGCATCATTTTCGCTTGCCTTGGTGCGCTCGATCCGACCGATACTGATCTCATGGCGCATCTGCTGGATAGTCTGGACTGCGGCGACAAGCCTCGCCTCCAGCACCTTGATGTTCGTCTCGGTCGTGCTGACCCGGTCAGCTAGTACCTGCGCTACTGCTTCCTGTGTGTTCATTCCTTATCTCCTTTGTGATGAGTGCCGCCGCGTCAACGTCCGCGATTACCTCGCGAACCTTGTGTGCCTCGGCGTGGGTTATCTTGTCCCTGTGGATAGCCAGACTCCGGCGCACCCGCGCCAGGATTTCGGCCAGCCATTCGATCCGGTCGATCATTTCGACCGCATACGGAACCGGCGAGGACCACCCTTGGGTGGCACCCCGGCAGACCGAAGCGCAATGGCCAGGATCTGTTTCTGCGAGCGCGGCTTACCGCCAGCACCGCGAGCCTTGCCCTTCTTACGGTTGTCGGCGCGTAGTTCACGAATGTTCTTTCCGATGTCTTTGCCTAGTGGCATATCACTCTCCTTTTGTTTTCACGAATCTACCGGCCAATAGATCCAACTCCCAGCCGTGTCCGTGAAACTTGTCGTACAGCATTTGGTTCATAATCCAGTAAAGCGGCGAGCAGCTTGAGTCCATCAGGTTTCCTGGGTGGCAGTTATCCATGTCGAGAAACTCTTTGAGTGCCTCAACCTCCAGCCTGGCTACTTGATATATGGTCACGCTGTCTCCTCTCCGACCACGCCGTCAAACGCCTGTTCTTCTGCGTGGAAGACCTGTGTTTGTACCTTCAGCCATGTCGGCTTGGCAACCCCATTCTTGCCCGTGAACGATGCCTCCGTGAATAAGACGTTGTTGCCGGGAACACAGGTGATGCGTCCATTGGCAAGCTCAATGAAGTGATGCGACTTGGTTTGGCTCGGCTCAAGGCTGTAACCGTCCCCGTATGGTTCTGCGGTGAACATATAGGCTCCACGCATCCAGGTCTGCCTACCGGCCAGCCACACCTGGCAATCCAGTTCGCGCAGATAGTCGTACTCGATGGTCGTGAAGTTCCAGCCGAAACAGTCCCATCGCTGTGCGTCGCCCAAGGTCCATTCCGTACCAAGGCCGTTGGTAAACGCCAATGCGTGCAGCGGCAATCCCCTGTACAACGCACCGCACTTCAGCATGACCGTGCAGCCCCAAGCCCGGTGCGGCACAGAATATAGACCAAACCATACGGCCTCTTCCCAGCCCTTCTCTTGGCCCTGCGAGCATAGCTCGCGGTTAACCAAGACATACTGGTGCCTTGGCAGGTTTGCGGCGAAAGTCATTGTCTTTTTAGCTTTGAGTATCTTTTGTAATTGATAAACTCAAGAGCTATTGGGTCTTTGAATATATCTCTTTCTATTCCAGAATATTTATCTTCCCATAACTTGCCCATATAGATTTTGCATATTTTGTCCATTGTGTCTTCAAGATCCTGTATCACCGAATACAATATTTTTTTATCACCATCATAAACACGAACAGTTCTTTCAAGATCATCAAGCCTTTCCTGCATTAAATCTAGTTTCTTTATGTATGAATTTCTTATTCTGGATATTTCGTTCGGCCTTAATCTGAACCATTCTGTCCAGCCATTTCCCATGAAACTTCTTGGATTTGGATGCGTAACCCTTCTGCATGAAAACATTTCGTGAAGTTTTTTTTCCCTATCCCTTCCTCCCGGCATAATAAGAATTGTTTCAAGATTGTCTTTTCCAATCTGAAATGATCTTATTCTTTCAATCGGATTGCATGAGTATCCTATTTTGCACAGATCAAATTCCTTATCCTTGATTATATATATCATTATATTTTCCTCATTTGTCCAGCCACATTGCAAGAAGCATTGCGCCCATTGCAAGCAGGATCAGGTCGATGGGTGCTATCTCCATTGTGGCCCCGTGATCCATGCGACCAAAGCCCAGCGTGTTCCGAACAGTGGTGCCTTGGCCTTGTGCTTGATCCATGAAGGGAAGAAGTTTGCCGATCCCTGGTGCGTGGACTTCTCCACCCCATGCCAATCGGCCTCGACGCGCAACCCTCCGCCCACATACTCCTCCGGCCTGGATAGGTTAACCACGCAGGTCAGCTTGCGGTCGCTTCCGTCATAGGTGTCAAAGTGCCACTTAAACTTCTGGAATGGGCGATACCTCAGCACCTGAAGCTGCTGCATATCCATTATGTCGAAGCGATAGTGTTCCGTGTTGACCTGGTCCACCACTGCGGCCAGGTAATTGTAAAGCCACTGGAAGTGCGGTGCCTTGGGTATCCAGCATGACGAGCAGGTCCGGGTGCGGCTGGCAACGTGGGTGCCATCCTTCGACAACACCGGCGCGCGCTTCATCCCGATGACCTCCGCATCGCGGATAATCATTTCGCACTGCGAGCGGGTCAGGACTTTCGGGACCGTTACCGCCGTGAGGATCTTTTGCTTGAACGCTTTTTCGGTTTGCATTTGTTCTTCCTTTCAACGTATTCCTCCAGAAGCTTTTTGATGGCGTAACTCGCCAATTCCTCGCGATCATACTTGATCCTGTTAAATCCGATGGATGCCAGCTTGTCGGACGCAATGTCATCCATGTCGAATTTCATTTCGACCATCTTTATTTCACGCTCTCCGAGAAACTTTATTTGTCCCAGTTCTTCCATTCTGACCCTTCCTCCCTCGACTTGGCAATCAGCCACGAGAGAAAGCTACCGGCAAACACAAGTAAAGAGATTCCGCCTCCGACCAGAAAGGCAAACAGGATGGCGTGAAAGAACACCTCGCTAAAGAACTTCAGATAGTCCGTCATCTTTCCTCCTCTTAAGCATTTTGTTCAGGGTGGATTGGTCGATGTTCGCCCCGCCCATCCTGCACCAAAAGAGTACGGTGCCGTTCCTGAAATCGTCAAGCAGGTTTTTTATGTTGTCCTCCTCGCGGTAGCAGCAACAGTCCTTCAGGCCAGGACGCTTGTTTGCCGGGGTCAGTTCGTCCCCGACCAATACCTTGCGGCGTTGCAATAGGCGCAGATCGTAGATCGCCCGGATGGCAATCTCGCTGGCGAGCAGCTTGACCCGCTCCTCGTGGGTTAGGCGGTTCGCTTCAGCTTTGACCATTTCTTCCTCTTTCCAGAACGATCCTCGGTCCAGGCCGAATAGGCGTTCCATAGTCGCGCCGCATCCAGAGCGTTCTGCTTGTCGTCAAAAATATCATCAGCCGGTGGCAAGCCGTTGGGCGGATCGGCACCCCATAGGCGCGGACCAACCGGATTCTCCATCGACTCCGTCACCACCCGCCACTTGTCGCCATGCGGGATCACCTTGACCGGGGTCATCGGATCTCCTCTTCCAGCCTCTTGATGTCAGCCTCAATCTGGCCGCGAAGCTTGGCCATGTCGTTGGATTGTCCGGCGTAGTGGATCATCTGGGCATCCATATATCGGTTTAGGCCGAAGTGTTCTTCCACGCTGGTCATGCAGTTGTAGGACGGGTCAAGCTCCTGAAGATCCAGATCGCACAGGTGCGCCATGATGTTCATCCAAGTCTGCTCGGCAAAGTGATTGGGGAACAATCCGATTGGCGGCTGGGCAAAGATCCCGGCAAAGCTTTTCGTAACCACAAAGACACCCGTGTTAACGTAGAACCTTGGCTCGATCTTGTAGCCAAAAGCCTTGGCCAGTGCCGTCATTCCCGGCTTGCGGTCAAGGTAGGCACCCTCGTCAAAGGCGCAAAACTTCTCTACATCCTTGGAGATGTCAGGGCAGTCCAGCGCGACCAACACATCAGCGTCAAGGAAGGTTACGACATCGTAGCCCTTGGTCGTCATCAGGTGCGGGATGATAAGCTTGCTGTACTGCACCGGGTGCGCCAGCGGCTTCTCGATTGAGATAAAGTCCTGTTCGTGCCTGCGGCAATACTCCTCCATGCGCGGCTTGGTCAGGTTTAAGACCTCCAGCCAATCGTCCCCGAAAGCCTGCGTGACCACAACTTTCTTCATGCCACCTCGCAAAGTTGTTCGTCGGCTTCCTCCATGAGAAGCTGCTCGGCAAATTCCAGCAGTTCCGGCTCGGGGTTGGCGATGTCTGCGTCACCGTGGCAAACCGTGATGCGCGAGATTGACATATCGTAAGGCACGTCCGCCATGACGTGTTCTCGGCAGCCCTGCGGCCCGATGTCAATGCGGTGCGTCTTGTAATCGCAATCGCCCCATGCCGTGACTTCGCGGCCTCCCCAGATGAATGTTACTTTGATGTCCTCTATTTTCTTCATAGTCGTGGTACTTCCTTTTTGATTTGCGCCCAAGCAAACAAAGCGCGGACCAACGCCCTTTCGAGGTGATCCGCAGCCGTTTCGCCGTTGTTGTCCGGGCAAGGCGTTGACTTCTGCAACTGCAACATGGCCGTGGACAAGTGACGCATAGCACGACCTATATGGTAATCATGCACCGGCTTGTCAACATGAAACCATTCTCCGTAGGCGGATTTCTCCGAGCCTTTGCCCATAACGCGCCACGTTATGTCCTCGGCGGCTTTGCCAAGTTCCTCGATGGTCGGTGGTTTCATAGTTTCATCCCTGGTGGGTTGTACTTCTTTGACCACGCCCAGACCTTGAGCATGGCACTGAAGGCGATTCCGGCTTCGTGCAGTTCCTCCTCGCTCCACTGGTGGATAACCAGCGTTTCTGGATCGTTGGCCGCCAGGACCACCGAGACGCACGCAGCCTTGGGGTTATCCGAGGCGATGCGGTAGGCCCAGAGTTGGGCGCAGTCGCTATCGTAGAACGGATCGTACTTCGGGTTTACCTTGCGGTTTTTGAGGTCGATGATCGCGTCACCTATTCCCTTCAGCTTGACGTAGGCATCGCATCGTCCAGCGTAACCAGCACCAACCAGTGCTTTTTCGCACCAATAGGTTCTTTCGATATTGTCTTCAGCCCACTCTCTAAACGTCTTGATATACGGCTGGAGTTCCGGGTCTTTGGAACAATCACGTCCAAGTAGGATATGCTCCATTTGTTCGTGCATTTTCGTGCCGTGTTCCGCCGCCTTGGTTGTGGATTGCTTCGAGTCTTTGACGACCCGCTTCGCATACTCTTCGAGTGTTTCACCGTCCTCCTTTGGAAGCGTGAGCGAGGACATGATGGCCTGCTCGATCTTCCATGCCGTGAGTTGAGGTTTATCCATGATGCCCAGAACGCTCGTGACCGATGGAAGCAAGCCCATCTTGCGTGCGTCCGTAACCGTGGTGTTGCGCTCGTTGCCGTTCTTTCCTATGACAACGTGGGCGGACTCGCCTTGTTCCGTATACCAATGTCCCGCCTGGTCCGTTTGGACCAGACGGGATTGGCTAGGCTCTTTCTGGGTTAGGGTAAGAGCCATCTGATTAGAACGGCATCGGGTTGCCGTCTGCGTCAGTGCTGGTGGCAGCCTTGACCTGCGGTGCCGAAGACGCACCGGACAACTCCTTGCTTGCCCGGATCTTCTCCTGCAACCACTCCGGCAGTTCGCTGAACTGACCGCCCTCACCCTGCTCGATCTCGTAAAAGACCTGGCTGTTTTGGGTGGTGGCCGGAGCCTTCATCGACTTGGGCAACTTGGCGATGCCTTGGATCGCGCAGTAGTTGCGACCGGCTTGGCTGGTCTTGTGAACCAGGGTGAGCAAGCAAGCCTTGCCCAAGAGGTTCTTGAGGCTGAAGCTGGCGAGTTCTTTGCTGGTGAACGCCTGACCGCGCCAAGTCTCAAGGTGCTTCCGCAGGGTAGCACGCTCGCCAAGGCTACGGGTCAGTTCGATGGAAACGACCATCGGCTTCGTCACCTTGGTCGTCTTGCCGTTCTCCGTCACCTCGCCTTCGATCACCTGTTCGGGCAACTCGAAAGCCAAACGGAGTTTGGGGGTCCACTTGGTCTCTCCGTCCCAGGTCACTTCCTGGGTTCCGAGATCGACCAAGCTGAATAGAACGCCCACAGTCGCTCCGGCTTCGGGCAACTGACGTTCCGTGTTTTTGGATGTTTCACTGATGGTTAGGCTCATGTTATTTTACCTTTCTATATTTGGTTTGGGTTTAGTGGGGTGGAAGGCATTACAAATCCTTGGGCTACGGTCGTGGCCACGGGTGCGGTCTGGACGACATCGACAGTGAAATTTGGAGGGGCGATATGGCGAGCGATCTCGCAAAGGTCGTCGGCCTCAATGATGGCCAGCCACTTCTTCTCTCCGTTGCGGCGAAAGAACACCGCCGGGATCTTGCCCTCCGGCGCATCGCCCTTGGCCTGCGTCATCCATTGCTCCGGTTTGATCTGCTGGCAACGCTTGACCTCGCAGTGAAATGGAAAGTTCGCACAGACCACATCCCCGGAACCGCCTTCTGGATCACCGGCGTATTGTTGGGTGCGCCTGGCCTTCTGCCAGCCTTGCTCTCTTAGGTAGGAGGCAAACTCCCGCTCGCCTGCCGCGCCCTTGCGTCTTGAATTGATTGCCATGCCCCACATTGGGGGCGTGTCAAAAATGAGTCAATACTTTTTTATGTCCTCGTCAAAGCAGGCTAATAACCCCGCTCCGGTCATCTTCTTGGCAACCTGTGGGTGCCTGCGTATCCATTCGGCAGCCTTCTCAATATCATCAGTATCCTTAATGGCATCCTCGAACAGCCGCCAAGCCTGCCTGGGGGTCAGAGATCGTTTATGATTCGCCATGAGGAACCTGACTTTGGGTAAAACTTCTTGGTGGTGGAGCGACATTCATGCGGCTTTAGAATCCAGAATAAATCCTCATCCATCGCCCAGCAAATAATATAATCAACCCTGGCCTTGGTGTACATCACTTTCCCCTGATGCCCGGAACTTGTCATAAAACGATAATGAAGCTTGTCGTGTTCCGGCTTGCTGGTGGTCTTGATCTGGATGCGGTGAAACTTCCCGTTGCGCTCGGCCACCAGGTCGTAGCTGGAAAAATCCTCCATCGGGGTCAGCACGCTATACCCGTTGCGAAACAGCGCACCGGCCACACGGGCCACGCCGACTGCACCTATTTGTCTGGCGGATAATTTCATGCTTGACTAGACGGCGCAGATGCTGGAGTTTTTACGCATGAAAGCAATACTATTCCTAATGGCGGTGCTGGTGATGGCCAGCCGTTGTATGGCCGGAGACATCGAAAATTTTGTTGGAGGAGTTTACGGGGAGTCTGGCGTCAAGGTTGCTCCTGATATGATCATTACGGCCGACGGCCCCATTATTGACGATGGCACGGGATTTATTACCCCTAACGGCTACTATGGGCAGAACGGCGATGTGACTTGGGGAGAGCGTGGGATTGTTACTCAGGACAAAGACCTTTTTTATGGAAGCACAACCGGCATCAGCGTCGGTGAGGCTTATTTTGATAATGAGGGCAATACCGTGTTTGTCATCGGTGATGGTATAACCATTAAGCCCTAGCCAAACGCTGCCAAAAGGTTCCGCGCCCTGTTTTCTAGTCCTGGCAAAAATTTTCTTCTTTCTGGATTTGCTTCGGCTCTGGCCTGTTCGGTGTTCAAATAAGAAACGATTGCTCTTTTTTTGACTTCCCGAAGGTTGGCGTCATTTAGGGCAGCCAAGGTTTTGGGTCCGATCACTCCATCGGGGCGGATGTCAAGGCCCATGTCGGCCAGCCCCTGCTGAATGTGTCGGGTTGCCCCAGCCAGCCCACGGTGAAAGGCTAGGTCTTGAGCAAAACCCTGCATCTCTGCTGGTAGCTGGTTCACCAGCGGTGCGGTGTAGGCTCGGATATACTTGGCGGCCGCTAGGGCGCGTTGCCCTGGAGGCAGGGCGGCAATCTCCTTGGCGGCCTGCGGGTGATAGCGGTTGTTGATCCCGGCAATTTCATAGGTTCCGCCATCATCGCCGCTGGGCAAATTATAGACCACTAGGTTGCCCTGCCGATCCGTTCTGCCCTCCCACTTAACCGTGTTTTTAAGAGCCGTTTCGATCAACGGGTCTTGGGTGGAGGAGGAGTCGATGCCACGCATAGGCGAGGAGGGTAGTGCATCCAGCTTGTCCTTGGCTTCCCGCTTAAGCAGGTCGAGAGAGGCATCGGGCGTCATGGTGGGCTGGCCGGGTTCGTAACCTGCGCTGGCTGGGTCAGCCGGAGTGGCCATCCCGCCGGGGAAGTCGATCATCTTTCGCCGTGGCCTGCCAGCCACGGGCGGTTCCCCGACAGGCTGGGGCAGGGGGATGTCGGGTTGGATTTCGTCTTCAATGGCATCGTCTCTCATGCGGTTCTCCAGTTGTGCGTACATGGCCTCGCGCATCTGCGGGGTCAGCACGTCTCGGCTAGGGTTGGTGCGGAAAATGGCCATTAACGCTCCCTGATTCTCAGCTCCCGCGCAATGGCCTCGCGCTTGCGAAGCTCATCGGGCTTGAGCGTTTCCTTCATGGTCTGGCGCAGATCCCTGGAAATCTGGTAGTCGGTGTACTTGTTCTTGCTGATGGCAATGGCGTTGTCCTCGGAGATGCCCCCGGCCCGCATGGCCGAGATGGCCTCGGAACGGGTCAGCCCAAGCGTCATGGAGGCGTGGTAGTCCTTGTTGGCCTCGTCGAACAGCTTGCGACGCTGGCGTTGCATGGCGCCAAAGGCGCTTTGAATGCTGGCCGAGTCCTTGCGGCCGACTGAGCCGTACTGCTCGGTAAAGATTCTGCTGATGTCCGACATCCTAGTGTTAAATCTGGATGCCTTGCCTTCCAACGCTTTTGAATAATTGATGGAGGACGGCCTAACGCCGAGCAGAGCCACCGCCTCCTGCCCCGCGTCGTACACTCTGCCGTAGCCCGACAGAAGGGGATCGGTCTGGCCGGTGAACCCATAGTAGTTTCTGCGGATCTGGCTGGCCGTGGCTGGCTCAAGCTGGCGGATAAAGTAGCTGACCGTGTCGAGGAACTGGTCTCCGGGCGGGTCTTCGGGATTTCTGAACCGCCTGCCAGATGGCGTTTGCCCGAATATCGTGCTGGCCACCGCCGCCGTCAGGATGCCGGGGCTGGCGTAGGATTCGATAAACTCTGCGCCCGCGTTGAGTAAAGATTCCTCAAAATTGTCCCCGCTCATCGCCGCCCGGAGAGGCTGGTGCAGAATCTCCCAGGGGCTTGTGTAGGAAACGTCGATGTAGCTGATCTGTTCGCCGTCCGCGCCAATCGGCATCAGCTCGGAGTTTTTCTGGAAAGGAGCCACAAAGCGGCGTAGCGCATCCATCTTGTCGTTGGAGATGTCGTGCGCCATCTGGCCGAGCTTGCCTATGGCGTAGCTGAAGCCAGAAATCGTGGCCAACCCAAGCAAGGCTCGTTTCCATCCGTAGTATTCCATCCCAGGCGTGCGGATCTGGTCGTAGGAAATCTTGGCCATGTTGAACATCCCGCGCACAATCTCCGACGGCCAAGAGATGAAGTTTCCAAAGAAGGGCTGTTGCCGCCACTTCTTGATGAGGGGCGGCACGCGGGAGTAGGTGGGGCGGGTGTTCTTGACGATCTCGGCCGCCAATGGTTCAGCCTCCTCGCGGGTGATTTTTCTGCCGTCCATGAGCTGTTTGATTTCATGCTCCCAGGCCACCAACTTGAAAAAGTTGTCATTGGCCTTGTAGGTGTTTTCGGCTCCACGGATGGGAGCCATAGCGTAGCGCTTCAGCCCCTTCTCAAGAATCTGCGTGGCAAACTCCATGCCCTCGCCATTGAAGCCTTGGGCGTCCCTGACAATGTCGCGCAGCTCGTTGAACGCCGTGTTGTCGTAAATTCCGTAACGGATGGCCTTTTTGAGATACTGGCGGTATTCCGGCCTTTGTGCCGCCGGAACCCCCCAATCCGCCCAAATGGATCTTACCGACCTGGCCACCGCTCCGATGTTGGACGCAGTCGGAATAAAGAATGGGTTGCCGTTGGCAATCTCAATGGCGATGTTGGCAATCGGGTTGCGGAACTGCGCTTGCACGCTGAGAACCGTCTTGCCCCGCTTGACCCAGGAATTAATGTAGGCGTACACCTTGGCGGGTAAGCTAAAGTTGCTGGCGGCGTCCACGTCCTTAAGCGCATTGACCAATGGGGTACTGCCGAAAAGCCCGTTGAGGGGAGCCAGTGTTGAAGAACCCTCGGCAGCAATCGGGGTGATGGCATCGCCAGTAGGTTTTTCAAATAGGTACTTGCCAAGCCCATCAGCCCGGATGGAGTTAAGCATCCTCTGGGTCTGAAGCAATTCGATCATCTTGCTTGTCGAGATGACGTAGTTGGCAATCGGGTCGGTTGTCTCGCCCATCAGATAGCGGCGGTACCACGGGATGTCCTTTCTTTGCCTGGTGATGCCAAGATCCTTGCCCAGCCCCGTGACTTGCTGGCTTGGCGTTGACGGCTCCTTGTCAAACATGGAGATGCGCTCCAGCTCTGCGGAAATCTCCTGCTCGGTGATGTCCGGCCTGTCCCGCTTTAGCTCATCGCGCAGCAAGGCTTCGGCCTTGGCGTACTTGGCGGGATCACGCTTCTGCAACTCCGTGCGGCTGAACCGTGGGTTGTAATTTCGCTCATAGGTGCGTGTCAAGTACTCGCCACGGTTCTCCCGCACCCGTTGGGCAGGGCTGGGGCCAACCACATCATAGCCGCCAGCCGCATTTCTTTTGACCGGCAACTCCTCGCTGAAAACGCCCGAAGCCAATAGCCCGTCGGAAAGGTTGTCCAACTGGCGGCGCATCTGCACGACCACGTCAGCCACGTTTTCTGGAAGAGTTGTCGGCTCGGCTTGGCCACGGATGACGGCGTTGACATCCCCCATCAGCTTGGCTTCTGCCGCCTTGCGCTCCTTGGGTGCCACACCAGCCAATGCCTTCTTAATCTCGCCCGTGACATCGCGGGTGGTGAACTGCACCTGCTTAAGCATGGCTTGGGTTTGGGAGCTGCGCCCCTCGACAATGTCAAAAAGCGACTTGGGCAGGTCGCCCGTGGAAGTAAGGAAAGTCTTGAAAGCCCTGCCCGGTGCCGTCACCACGTCGGAAGCCACCATACCAGCCTCACCCTTCTTGCCGAAGGGGCGGGGGATAGAGGATTTGCCAGAAGAAAGCTCTTGGTACTTCCTAACAAAAGAATCTTGCTCTACTAACTCATCTACCGATCTAGCGCTCGTATTGTATTTTTGAGAAAAATCAAAAAGGGCGCCTGACCTAGCCGTGCTTGGAAGGCTTAACGCAGAGCGTAAGTCTTTTACTGCCTCACCAATGTTTTCTATTGGTTTTGCATTTAGTATGCCTGGGTTGGATGGATCTCTTGCAAACTCTTCTTCAGCCCTAACCCTTCCAGCCTTCTGTGGCTGGCTTTCTATTGATGCCGACTCAGTCTTTGCATCCGTCAACGCCAGCCTCTCCGTTGTCGGCAGCTGCCGTCTTGGCGTGATGGTCGGGCCTTCGCTGACCAGCTCGCCCTGCAAGCCACGCGTGTCTGGAATTATAGCTTGGCGGTTAATGCCCTGCGATTCGGTGGTAAAGATGCCCCTTCTTGGCGCTGGCTGGTCAAGCTGAAGGCTTTGCTCCATCTCCGTGTTGACGCCGCGACGTTGCAACTCTCCAGTGTCTTCCATCGTCCCGCGCACATTCCCGCGCACGCCTGCCTGCGGAAGTTCTGGTGTGCGTTGCACAACGGGGTCGGGACCGCTACGGGGCGGAAGCATGGCCGCCTCGTCCGCTGGTGGGGTGCGGAAGGTGGGCTGCTCAATCGTGGTCCTGTCCACCGCACGCTTGCCCAGCACATCCACGGTGGCTCTCTGCGCTCGGCCAAAGTCCTGCATCGGCATCCCTTCGGGCGACTCCTGCTTCATTTGGTTAAGGATGGAAAGGAGGTCGTCGGTGTCTTTAAGGCTGCCCTTACCCGCCATCACCCGCTGAAACAACCCGCGTGCCTCGTCTCTGGTGTAGTTGGCCACCCTTGTGTTGGCTCCATATCCGGCAAAGAGCGTGTTGAGGATTGCGCCCGTGGCAACCGTGCCGGGGGTAATTTCCTGTCCCGTAATGGCACGAAAGCCCGTGTCCACGCCAGCCCCAATCGCGGCGGCAGGTGCCAGCAACCTTGCGCCCTGCTGGACGGCGGCCTTGCCGCCCTCGGCCTTGGCAATCGTCCCCAACGCTTTTGCGGTGCGTGCCACCGCCGGTCCCGCCGATCCTGCAATGCCCGCAATCTGCCCGCCGCTGGCGTAGCCAGGTGCCAGCTCGGCCGCTTCCGTCAGGCCAGGGGCAAACTTTTCAATCCCGCGTCTGGCCAGCTCGTCCACGCCCACCTGTGCGGCTGCGGTGGCTCCAAGGCCAACAATCGCACGCGGGATGGCCGGAAGGGGCAGGGAGAAAGCGGCGCGTCCGGCAAGTGTGGCGGCGGTGCCGGACAGCCCGCCACGGATGACACCCTCGGCGGCGGCCTTGGCTTTGGTCTCTAGGTCAGGCTGAACGGCAGAGGCGACAAAGTCATCCACCTGCTTGGCGTCGGCCTCAGTGAACTCGCCACGATAGGAAGCCTCGCGCTTAAGGTCTTCGGCCCAGCTCAACGCCACCCGGCGCTGTTCGGGGTAGGAAAGGTTTTGAAATTCAGGAAGCGAGCTTACTTCGCCCCAGGACGGAACCTCAACTACCGGTTCGTCTTGGTCCGTTACTTCAGCTTTGAGCGTAGCCATGAAGATGCTTCGCCCGCTTGGGCTGCTGGTTCGGAGGTCGCTTCCTCTGGTTCGGAGCCGAGCGGGATTCCGTAGGTCTCAGATTCTTTTTCGATGTCGCGCTTTTGTTTTTCGATAACTTCCTGATTGGGTCCGCCAAGCCCGAATATCCCCGCCCGCTTGGCCTGCTCCTCCTGAATCTTTGTCTGCGCGGAGGCAATTCTGGCCTTGGCCTGCTCAAGCTCGGCATCGTCCTTGGCCTTTTTGACTTGGGCAAATCTGGCCGCTCGGTCCATTTCACTTGCAAGCAACTGATCCGCTAATTCTGGATTTTGTCTGGCAAGTTCGCGTAAATTGATTTTAGAGCCATCGGCATAGGCAACATCAATGCTTGGGTATTTGCGGTTAAATTTATCTTCCTCAACCTTGGATTGGAGTAGATAGGCGCTGTTCATGCGGTTGGCTTGCTGCGCCCTTGCCTGCATCTCAAGCTGTTGCCTTGCGGCAGCCACTTTTTGCTGGCGCTCGCCCGTCATCATCCCAAACAAGCCACGCACGGTTCCGCGAGTTGGGTCTGCTGGGTCTTTTACGGCAGGCGCGTAATCGTACCTGTCCTCTATATTCTGCTGGATGTCGTCTTCCATATTAGAACCCACTAGGGAACAGTTTTCCAAACCCTCCCATAATGCTTCCAAATCCGCTGGCTACTGCCCCAAAGTTTTGGGCGGGGCTACGATACGAACTCGCAATCGCGCTTGTCTGCGCTCCGTAAGTCTGAGCCTGATAGTCAGACATGGTGTTGTAAATATTTGCCGCATTGCTTGCAAGCTGAACCGGGATAGCCGGGTTGGAGGTTTGATAAAACTGCTGCGGCATACCTTGGGTCTGGAACTGTCCAGGCAATGCCTGATTGGCCTGAATGTACTGCTGCGCCGCAAGGTTCTGCTGTCCAAGCCGTTGCTGTGCAAGGTTGGCAAGCGATGGTCCACCGGCCAAGAAACCGGAAGCCGCGCCCAAGCGTTGCTGGGTCAACCCCTCGCGAAGCGCAAGGTCACGGGCGGCTGCGCCACCTGTCGTTTCTCCGGAAGCCAGGAACTGCTGCGCCGCCCCGTAACGCGCAAGCTTGCGTTGTTCCCCGGCGGCACCGATCTGCGCCGCTTCCTGCACTGCCGGTCCAAGGCCGAAGATGTTGCCACGGGCGGTCTGGGCGGCACGCACCGCCTGCTCGTATCCACGCCTTTCCTCGGCTCCCAAGGTCGAGCCAAGGCGAAGCTGATTGAGTGCTTCCTGCTCGATGGTGTTGCGAAGTTGCTCCGTCTGCGCTGTCGTCGTTGCAGGCAACTCCTCGGTCGCAAGCTGACGATAGCGTTGCCCCAGGCCGACTGCGGTCTTGTAGGATTCCGGGTCAATCTGTTTGAGTTGTTCGCCAGCACGTTCTTCCGGCAACTTGATAAATTCACGGAACGCTGTGATCTCTTTAAGTCCCTCATCGTCGGCGGTTGTGATTGGTTTGAAATCGGCGATCTGTTGCCCAGCCTTTGTTACCGCACCCTGCACGCTGGCAAGGTCTGCCTTTAGCTGGTCAATGGAAACCTGAGCAGAGGTTCTGCGGGGATCTTTTGCCGGAAGGCTTTCAAGCAATTGATTGGCCGCATCAATACGCGCCTGAATTCCGGCAATCTGCGAGTTTCCGTCTTCCGCAATACGGTTAAGGCGACCGAGGCGGGTTGCGTTGTAATCGTCAACAATCTGCTGGTCGGATACTTGGAAGTTTAGGCGAGAGCCAAGATCTGACGAGCCATAGTTCCTGCCAGAGCCAAGCTGATTGAGTGCCTGATTTAATCCAGCACCAACTCCGGCAAGTCGATCCCTCCCAGTAAGACCGGCAATTTGTTCGGCTAGTGTATTATATGATCCTTCGCGATTATAGATCGCATCCTGCAATTCGGTCTGCGCCGAAAGAAGCTGTGACAAAGTTTTTTCGTATTCAGGATTTTTTTGAACATTTGTTACAGGAACATCAACATATCCGGTAATTCTTGTTCCGCTTCTTGGATTTCTTGCTTTAGCAGCTTGTCTGGATGTAGATGTTTGTACACTAAAACTTTCCATTTCTGAAAGTTTTGTATTTAAGTCTGTTACTTTTTTACGAAGATCTTCAACGCTTGCCATATTAAATCTCCCCAGCCCTGAATTTTGCTGTCGTCTTCTTCTGAGCCTCTACGTTGCGCGCCAACACATCGCCAATCTCGGTGGTATAGGCAGGCGCACCGATCTGCGGAGCAATGCCTCCGGTGTAATTGACCGGAGCCACGCCGCCGCCGTAGGCAACCATTGGCTCAACGCTGGCAAACGGGCTAACCCCATAGGTGCGCTCGAACTGGCGGGTAAGCTGGCTTCCCAGCCCACGATTCAGGGCAAAGGCTTCCGGGCTATACTCGTACTGCCGACGAAGGGTTTCCATCGTGCGTTGCGGTCCGTACTGCCTCTCAAGCTGGAGGCCGGTCTGAACCTGGGCAAGCTGGTCGGCGGCGGAAAGCTGGCGTTCCAACTGACGCTGTTCGGGCATATACTTGATCCGAAGGGCGTTTTCCAAAGCCGCAATGTCTGGAGCCTTCTCAACGTAGGTTTCCAGCGAGGATCGGTAGAAAAGGGAATTGGCCTGCGCCGCCTTTAGGGGGTCGGGAGGAGGAGGGGGTGCCGGGATGGATGGTCCGCCGCCCATTAGTTTAGTGCCTTTCGCATAAAATTGTAGTAGTCGTACTCCTTGTAAAAGCCGTTACGCTTGAATGTGATCCTCCTGCGCGGACCGAATCTATCCCAAAGGATACTCAGCAGGCACTTTAGAGCCTTGCGACTCAAAGCGTTACTTTTACCATCAATCGAGGTCACGGTCAAGTCCACGAACACACTCTCTCCAGCTTCGTCATGTTCATAAGGCTCAGGGGCTTCCATGCCCTTAATGCACCTAGCAATGGCTACCCCGGCCACCTCATCCCCATCCTTGGCTACCCCAACCAGGCCACGCTCAGAGTGCCAGTTAAACCATTCCCTAAAGGTTGGCCAGGTTGACTCCGGCACGCCGGAAGCCTCGATAAACTCCACAGCCGTCACGAGATGTTCTTCTGCACCTCAATGGTGTCAGGATTGGCCGCAGCCGTGATTTGGCGGATGGCCATTTTGTTGGCCGCCGATTGGATCTTGATATTCAACAAACGCCATTTCTGGTACGCCCGAAGATCGCTGGCAAGCCTTTTCTTGACCGAGGATGGCAACTGAGCCGGGAGAACAAATGGAAGGGTTAGGGCGGCACTGGAGATGTTGAGGTTTGGCTGAACGTCAATATCGCCAACGTCAATATCCCGCTGGATGGAGATGGTCGTATCGGTCGAGAATGAGTCGTCAAAGACAATCTCAAAG